TTCCAAACTCATTAAACTGCCCCTTAACTTGTGTTACTTCTGTAGACACAGTGTCAACGGACTTGCTAAGTGCTGCAACCTGCTCATTAAGAGACTTAATGGTTGTAGCGAGATCGCCAAAGGCATTAGTAAGAGAGTTCTTGATTTCAGCAACTGCATCTACAATTGATTCATCTGACTTTGCTACAGAAAGTTCGGCTTCAACTTCTGCAACAACGCTCTCTTCTTCTACTACTAGAGCAGAAGGAACTGCACCACCATCGTCTGACTTTGCAACAGCAAGATCTGCTGGTGCTGCTTCAACGACTGCAGGAGTTTCTACTTCTGCTGGCTGTGCCTCTGGAGTAATCTCAATGTTTTCAACTACAGTATCTAATACTGCTTCTGTTGTTTCTGTCATCTTGTTTACCTCCTTGGTAATCTTAATTGTACTAATGCCTTTAGCACTATCAACTAAGAACTTTATCATATTTGTTTTATTGTCATCATTCTTTTCTACAAAACCAATGTTTTCCATTTGTTCCCCTGAAACTGGGCTGACTGCATTCTCTGAGTCTGAAAGCAAAACAATTCCATTTGATGAATCATAAAACACATTTTCAATAATTGCATCTGCTGATACACCAGAAATTATATTTTGTCCATTAACTTTTTCAACAGAAATAATGCTTGCAAACTGATTTGCTGGACTATCTACCAAAGACAATTCATAAAGGTCATAGTCTTTAATTACTCTAATTGATTTTTCTAATTCTTCGTTATATGCATCGTCCCAAGCCTTTATATTTCCACCGATAGAAAAACCGCTGTATGTGCCATCTAGAACCTTTTCCCAGGCATCCTGTGCACCCTTTGAAACATATGCAGATACATAAACTCCGCTATAAAACTTCTTTGAATTTGGATCAAAATAACGATCTTCTTTAAATGAAACAATCTTACCAACTGCTGATGGTTGGTGCATTTCTCTTAGGTTACCACGAAAGTTTTTAAATGCTTGAACGCTTGCCTCTGTTGTTACAATATCATCTTGCTTGTCAATATTATCAAGAGTTGCAAAGCCAGATACGATTCTTCGTTCAATATCTACCTTGCCAATGGGCATTGATAGGCGAACATTGTCGCCACTAGTGGTCCAAAAAGCCTTATTTATGTTCATAACGTATTCCATTATACCAAATGTTTTTATGTATTTCTCATTTATTGAGACGCTCTTCCTTCACCCTGTGGATTTCTTCCAGCAATCGTTGCTGGTCCATCTGATTGGGTGTTAGTTCTTTCTGCATCTCTTTGTCTATTGCCAGATAAGTTTGCTCTTGCGTCAGTTGCTTCTCTTGGAGTCATCACAAAAGGAGCATCTCCATCCTTACGTTGTGGTAAATCAAGAGCCTGGCGAGCCTCATTTGGCATCATAATTTGAGTTTTAACAAGTCTTTCAAGAATTTGAGATTGAGCAATTTCATCTGTTAGAGTTAATTCATTAAACTTAAGTTCAAGAACATCTGTTTTTTCTTTAATAATTTTGTTTACAACTTTTTCAAGATGATGTTGTGCTGGTCTAGCAACTTGCTCTTTAAAGGTTCTATCTTGAGATAATGCTGCTGCAAGACCAGACTCTGATCCACCTAGTTTAGAAATTGGAACCTGATGTGCAATTAAAATATCGTCACGATTTTGTTTACGATATTCTTTAAATGAACCATCTTGAATACCGTTTTCAATTGGCTCCATCTTAAACTCAACTTTATTTTGATCTGTATCTCCAGGAAGAGGTATGTAAAGAGTTCTATGTGACTGAGACTTTAAACCAGTTTGTAAAAACCTAAACATTTTATCTTCTGCGTCTCCAGAAAGTTTTGCACCCTTAAGTGTAATAATATACCTTGGAACTGCTTTATTTTCAAAGTAATCAATGTTATATCTTGCTGCCAACTGATCGCCAATAAGTGATGACATTGCAGAAACAATGTCTGGAATTCCATAATATGTGTTTAGTGGAGAGTATGACTTAATATGAATAATCTCATTTGGCCTTGTATCTACAGTTACTGGGTTTGGATTGTTTGCCCCAAAGTTTCTAAAGTAAACAAGCGCTTGACCAATAATCTGAACATATCCATCATTTAATCTTCTTACACGAACAGTTGTTGCTGGTATATGTCCAATATAACCTATTTGTCCGTTAACAGTTCTTCCTACTTCAATGAATCCATTTCCAGTTGATTCCACATCAGTATAAACCTTTTCCATAATTTTTGTAAAACTATCGTCATCATTTAAATTTTCTAACCAATCACGTAACTCTATCTTTGCTCTTTCAATTCTGTTTCTTGCTCTTCCAGTTGCATCTTGATCTTCAGACATCTCTAGTCTTAAAGCAGTTCTATCAGCAATATCAAATCGATATCCAAGTCCAACAATGTTCTCTACTTTGGCATCAATAGCAGCATGATTGGCAAAAGATGTATCATAAAAATTTGCAAGTTCGTACATGTTGTATGGTGGTGTAATAACATCAAATAGCCCATATCCATTTCTATAAACTGTTCCAGGATTTAATGCTTTAGATCCAGAATCATCTATTCCTGCGGGAACAGCATTTGCAGAATCAAGATATGCTGTTGTTGGTATAATTGCCTTACTTACCTGTCTTGCAACTCTTCTACGAAAGTTTTGATCTAGTCCAGAATATTCTTTTAACTCTTCCCAATTTTTATTAAATGGGTCTGATACTTTAAACTGGTCTTCTTCTTTTTCTTGAGTGTTTATACTTGCACGAACATAGTCAAAAGTTTCTTCATTACTCATCGCCATACATCCTTAATGTTTTCTGTGCTGCATCAATTGCTCCAAGGTCATTTAATGATGGAATTAAACCTTGCATCATTCTATCTTTTTGTTCTGAGTATTCTTCTTCTGATACTCTGGTTAATCCTGGAACAAAATGGACAGTACCCTGACCATCATCACCAAAAGAAATTGCAGCCCTCTTTAGTTCTGCTATTTTTGATATATCACCTTTAGTAGAAGGTATGTTTAAAACTGAACCATTTCCGTCTGTATACCATCCGCCATTTGACTTTTTATATACATAGAGGCCCCAGTCGTAATGCTTATCAATGACCTGACGTCGTACATTATTGACAATTGGTTTACCAGTTTTTGGGTTTATTAAAGAATCCATAACCACAAGTATACCAGATTAGACAGGCGACCCTACAGATAATGACCAGGTTGTATCTTTATATATTTTTAACTTTTCAGCGTCAAAGATAAGGCCTTCTTGATCATCTATGATTATCTTGTTTGTTCCCATATAGTTTGAGTAGGCTTCTTGTGCATTTACCCCATATAGTGATGATGCAGAAATTACCAAAACCCCATCCCAGGTGTAATTGTTTTTCCAAAAAGACCACTGTCTTTGTGTAATTCCTTCTTGCTTGACCTTTTGCCATGGCCTTGTTATTTTACTTTGAACTTGTTGTAGATTGTCTGCTTGATAGTATGAAATGTTATTAAACAGCGCTGGACTGTTTAGGTCAATAGATCCTCTAAATAGGTCAAAGTTTAGTTCTGACCCAAAGTTTATACCTAAGACAACCCACTCTTTAATTGTTATTACAGGCTCTCTTGATAGTGTTCCGTTAATAAAGTAAGAGAGTCCTTGAAAATCTGCTCCAGTGCTTTTGTTTTTTGCATAAATCTTTGCTCTTTTACCAGTTGTGTCATTTGAAACAATGTAAAAAATAATAGTATCTGCTTTGTATTTTAATTCAAATAGTGGTATTGGGATTGATGGGAAAGACTGTTGATCGTATCTTATCCAGGACTGCATTGCACTTACCCTATAATTTTCTGCAAGCGACTGATTGATTGGCATAGATATTCCACGATCAAAATCAGAATCAAAATCTCCACGAACCTGTATGCCAGATGTTTTGTTTATGTATAAATATGGAGTACTTCCTTTGTAAATGCTGAATGGATTTTTTGATTTATAGTAATAATAAATTCCAGACCTCTTATATGGAAAAATGTC